ATGGCAGGAATTATATTTTCAGAAGGCAGCGGACTTAATAACAGCGCGTTCGGTAAATCACAGGAGCCTATCAAGGCAGTAATCGAACAGAATGTTGAAGCGTTTGAAGAAATGTCCATGATTGATAAAATCTTCTACATGGACAAATCAACTAATTTTGCGGAAAAATATACCCAGGAAACATCACTGGGAGACTTTAAAGACGTCGGAGAAAACGGCGCATATCCCGTTACATCTATTCAGGAGGGTTACGAAAAAGTAATTACTCCCGTAACATGGAAAAATAAATTTGAGGTTACGGCTGAAATGCTGGAGGACGCCAAATACGGCAAGATTAAATCAAGGGCGAATATATTTGCTACATCGTTTAACAGAACGAGAGAGAAGTTTGCGGCTACTCTTCTTGCAGGCGGTATTAACACAACGGCTGCTTTCGGCGGTAAAACATACGATACTACATCGGCGGACGGCGCGGCTCTGTTCTCGAAAGCGCATAAGTCAATCACCAATGGTACAAAAGACCAGAGCAATATTTTTACAGCCGCGTTCTCTCAGAGCATTATGGACGCCGTACAGGAAAAAATGCAGATGTTTACAGACGATGACGGCAATCTTTTAAACGTTGCGCCCGATACAATCATAATCCCAAACAACGGCGCACTTAAGAGGGCTGTATTTGCGGCGGTAGGTTCGGAGCTTGACCCTGCGACATCTAACAACGCAATCAACTTCCAGCTCGGTCTTTGGAATGTGCTTGTATGGCCTTATCTTCCTACAGGTCTCGGAACAGGCAGTAAGCCTTACTTCATTATGATGGACAGCAAGTTCAATAAAGACTATATGGCTCTTCCTTGGGTAGACAGAATTCCTCTTTCCGTTAAATCCGATATTGACCCCAATACGGACGCCAACGTATGGAAGGGCAGAGCAAGATTCGGCGCAGGCTTCAATAACTGGCGTGGTGTTGCTATCTGCGGAGAGGGATTAACAGGAACGGCATTAAGTTGATTAACATGATGGGAAACGGGGTGAAACCCTATGAAATGGTACGATGTAAAACTGATAACATTACAGAAGATGTTTTCAAACGATACGGCGGAAATTATTACAGACGATAATACTACGCCGTATCTTACGGCTATGCCGGGAGCGGCAACAGCATGTCTCAACTATATAGCTACTGCGGTAAGACATATAGATTTAAGCTATACCATAGAGCAGGACGGCTCACAGAAAGGAATACAGCGATACGATTTAAAAAAGCTTGCTCCCGACTTCTTTTCGCTTGAACCGTCAAGCATATATTTTGAGGATGAAGAAGGGCATTACGGAAAGGCTTATAACTTTGCCGTAGAGCATACAAGCATACTGCTGATTGACGGCTCTTTAAAGGGAAAATGGACAGTGTATTATAACGCCTATCCGACCGAAATAAAGCAGGATACTGCGGACGATTACGAATTGCCGTTATATCCCGAAGTTGCCGTTCTTCTACCGTGGTTTATGGCTTCACAGCTGTATAAAGACGATGACCCGTCATTGTCTACGGTATATTGGAACGAGTTTGTCGCAATGCTTGAAGACGCAAGAAATACGGCTAAAAAGGTTATGAACACAGGCTTTGACGAGTTCATCAATACAAAGGGGTGGTATTAAATGAGACAGTTTAATCCGCCTGCCGCCGTTGACCGCAGTGTAACGAAAATAGAAAATTTCAAAGGCGTAGACCTTACCAATTCACCGACAAACGTTTCTCCCGGAAGAAGCCCGGAAGCGCCTAATATGATTAGAGACGTCCCCGGTAAAGTAAGAAAACGTATGGGGTACAAGCTTGATGTCAAGTACGATGACGAAATATACGGGGTATTTCATTTGGACGGCGAAAGATTTGTACATTCGGGAACAAAGCTGTATCACGGAGAAACAGTCGTTTACAGTGATATGAATACCGCACGTTCCAAAGGCTGGGCGTTGGGAGACAGATTATATATGCTTGACGGTAAAACATATCTTGTGCTGGGGAAGTTTGACGGAAAGACGTATACCGTTAAAAAAGTAAGTGAGATTGCCACAGTTCCGACCACATTCATATCGAGGAAACCCAACGGAGAGGGTTTTCAGTTCCAAGAGATAAATTTATTGCAACCACAATTTAAAAACGAATTTTTGGCAGATGGAGAATCTAAAGTGTTTCAGTTATCCCTTGATGAACTTAATTCCGTTGATAAGGTTGAGATATTAAACAGTGACGGAGACTGGGTAACGAAGAAAGTCGATACGGATTATAAAGTTGACTTAAAATTGGGAACGGTAACATTTACAACAGCTCCGGCAAAACCTATATCAATGGCAAGAGATAATGTGAGAATAACGGCTTCAAAGGTAATAGAGGGATATGCGGATACTATAAACAAATGTTGTATATCAATCGTATACGGCATAGAGGGGGCAACGGACAGGCTTTTTGTAGGCGGCAATCCTAAATATCCCAATCGAGATTGGTTCAGCGGACTGAAAAGCGTATCGCAGGAGGATATAGACAAGGACGAAACGGCAAAGTCCAAATCCCTTGAAGATTTTACATTCTTCGGAGATCTCAGCTATTCCACCATAGGACTTGATACAAATGAGATAGTCGGGTATTCGCTGGTAGGTAATTATTTGGCTGCCCATAAGTCCGACGGAGCAGACGGACGTAACGTAATAATGAGATACGGCGAATATACCGCTTTGAACGGAGTACAGCGTGCCTCATTCAGAATAGTAAATACTATACAAGGAATAGGTGCGGTAGGGCGTTATAACTTTGCATATCTCAACGAAAGTCTGTTTGCTACAAAACTGGGGATATACGCTATCACAGCGCAGGACATTACAGGGGAAAAATATACGCAGGAAAGGTCTTTCTATATCCGTAACGCGCTTATGGAGGAGGATTTGGAAAATGCATACGCCTGTACTTACAATGACTTCTATGTACTGGCAACGCCTAAAAGAATGTATCTTCTCGACGGTCTGCAAAAGGTATATGAGAAAAACAATCCGTACAGCAGCTTCCAGTATGAGTGCTACTACTGGGAGATACCCAACATCAGTGTTGTATTTACGGAGAACAATACTCTTTGCTTCGGAACGCATACGGGAGAGATAATGAAGTTTTATACCGATAAGCATTTGCAGACTTCATATAACGACAACGGAGAGCCGATAAAAGCACGATGGGACACAAACGCCCTTGACGGCGAACTGTTTTATAAGAAGAAAAACTTTAAATATCTTTCCGCGCAGATTGCCCCTGCCATATCGACAGGCTATGAGGTGTGGGCGGAGATAAAGGGAATATGGAAAAAACTGTTTGACAGCGGCGCGAAGGCAAGATACTTTGATTTTTCATATATCGACTTCGGAAAGATTAACTTTTCGTCCGATACTTCCCCACGAACAATAGGAAGAAAAATAAGGATAAAAAGAGTTGATAAAGTCCGTTTTTCATACCGCAATGAAGAACTGAACGAGCCGTTCGGACTGTATGCAATCGGCACGGAGTTTACGGAAAGCGGTAATTATAAACCTTAATCCATACAAACTGTGTAGCCACAGCTTGGATTAGGGGCGTGTAGAACATAAAAAATGAAAGAAATCGGACGACTAAAAGCCGATAATTGACGGCGGTATATGTCGAATGATATAATTAAAAACAAGCAAGAGGAGCAGCTAAAGCGGCTGGTCGCTTACTAACCGGGAGAGGAGGTAAAAAAATCCGCTCGAAAGGTGGTGGCGATTATGATTAAAATAGAGATTAACTTCAAGTTACATAAAATCTCTGTTACAATCAAAAAAGACCGCTCTGCTGGCACAGAACGGTCGAGCCGTAAATAAACGGCAAACCCAACTCTGACTAACCGCTTTGCACGGTTACTCTTCTTGCCCCAATTATAACTTACATACAGAATTTTTTCAAGAGCTGATAAAGCTCTTTTTTTATTGTTTGGGAGGTGGATAAATGGCTGATTTATTCAAAAAGATAGAGCCTGCCGATTATGCCAATAAAGGTATAAGAGTAAAGCCTAACCCTCTGGGACTGCCTGTAGCGGAAGCACAGAGAGCTTTTGACGAGTTGGTGATAGACGTTTCCATACCGCAGTTTAATATCCTTGTAGACGTGTTAAATAATCTACAGATAGATACAAGAGTGCCGTCGGAGAACATTAAAGGAATAAGAATTAATCCCGATAAGGTTATCGAGGTAACAACGGACGGTATAGCCTATGAGGCAACAGGCTCAAGCGGTCATATCGTAGAGGACGGTACGGGAAAGGCATATCCCCAAAGAAGCAGATTGCAGTTTAAAAATGTAGTTGTTGCCGATGACGAACCGAACAGGCGCACAGTTATTGAGGGCGTGCAAGGTATACAGGGAGAAAAAGGCGACAAGGGCGACAAAGGTGAAAAGGGCGACAAGGGTGATAAAGGCGATTTAGGTAAAGCATGGCTGCCCGATATAAGTTCCAACGGCGATTTAAACTGGTCGCAGTCCGACACTACAATTCCCCCTGCTACGGTAAATATCAGAGGACCGCAAGGACCGCAGGGCGTACAGGGTATGCAGGGCGCAGTAGGTCCGCAGGGACAACAGGGTATACAAGGTCCGAGAGGCGTTCAGGGCATACAAGGCGAACAGGGCGAGAGAGGTCCGGCAGGCACAGCAGGTTTACAGGGCTTAAAAGGTGATAAAGGGGATAAAGGAGAACCGGGAGCACAAGGACCCCAGGGCGCAACAGGAGCGACAGGTGCAGCAGGACCGAGAGGATTACAAGGACCGCAAGGCGTGCAAGGACCGATTGGACCGCAAGGTCTTAAAGGTGCTGACGGCGCAGACGGAAAGAGTTTTGTTATACAAGATGTGTATTCGACACTTCAAGCCTTAAGAAACGCAATACCGACGGGCGATAGTTACGCCTATATGGTAGAAGCGGATAAGAATGTATATATATGGTCTGAAACAAAAAAAGACTGGATAGCATTGGGACAGCTTCAAGGCCCACAGGGTGCACAAGGTCCGGCAGGAGCGCAGGGAGTACAGGGCGCGGCAGGAACATTGTCAATCAAACAGGTTATTACAGGCGCAGCGGGAACATCGGCAAGCGTTGTAAATGAGGGTACTCCCGAAAATGCTTCGCTTGTTATTACAATACCCCGTGGCGATAAAGGCGAGAAAGGCACGACAGGACAGCAGGGTCCTAAAGGTGATAAGGGCGATACAGGTTTACAAGGTCCTCCCGGAGCAACAGGACCACAGGGTTTGCAAGGACCGCAAGGCATACAGGGAGAAGTCGGACCGCAAGGACCTCAGGGTATACAGGGCGTATCGGGAAAAGACGGCATATCGGCTTATGAAAGCGCTGTCAACGCAGGATATACCGGGACGGAAGCGGATTTTAATAAAGCATTGGCGGTTGTCCCGTCTCCGAAGAAACAGACGGCGTGGGATAGCAAGGTTCAGACCGTCAACAACAAATCCGGTACTTCCGTTACCCTTACCGCCGCAGACGTAGGCGCAGTAGCGGAAGCGGACAGGAATGTAATAGTAGATGATGTAACAGGTAAGAAGTACAAACTGGGTATACAAAACGGCGGTTTGTATTATAGGGAGGTATTGTAATGGCAGGAGAAGTATTTATAGCAAGACAGGACACGTTGGAGACTGTGAAAGGTACGGTTGACGGCATAGACAGCGGAGTTAAGCAGGCGAACAACGCCCTCGGAAATTTTTCGGGCGGGGGTACTGACACAGTGAAGAAAGAGCTTCAAACGCTGAAGGACAGTGTGGCGCAGTTGCAGACGAAATCAGACCAATTACAGAGTTTGATAGAACAGTTGATGAATAAGGGCGGAGGGATAACAAAATTTAACTATGTTAATGTAACAGCAGATGGAACTACTAAAACATACAAGACTAAATCATATGGTATATTGATTGGCAATAGGCGTGAAACAAGGACTACTTCGTCTGAGCTTTCAATAGATACAGCTCATGGTGGATTAATTGAGTGGGACGAAACTGATAATACAGGTACAGGAAGTAGCGACCCTAGGAATTACACATGTTTAGGTTTTTTCTTACCCGAAGCCACAATAAAAGTTTATTCTTCTAAAAAAATATCGGTAGCACACATATTTGAATTTATCTAACCTCAGAAAAGGAGCGATTAAATGGCAGGAGAGAAATTTATAGCCTTGGAGGAAACATCACAGGAAATAAAAGCGAGCGTGGCAGAGGTTAAAACTGCCGTTGCGGGAGTAGACAACAAATCCGACCAGATACTGACAAAACTTGTTGACGGCGAGGCGGTGGCGTACTAATGGGAAAAGTATTGATTAAAGATACAACATTAACAGACATAGCAAACGCCATAAGGACAAAAGACGGTTCAACGGCAAAAATGTATCCTAGAGAAATGGCAGGGAAGATAGGGGCAATCGAAGTTTTAGATACAAATGAATTTTTGTTAAATTCTGAAACAACACAAAATGTCTATACATACCCCCAAGAATTATCTGGTTCATTTTCTGATAAGGTTATTTTCAGATTTACTCCCATATTTAGCGGAACCATAAGGTTTGGTTTTTACCGTGAGGGTTCACGAGGTACGGCTACGATGACTGTTAATGGCATAACCGTAACAATGCGTAATGGAAGCGGTGGAGGCTCCGACACTGGTAAAACAACCGTAAAAAAAGGGGTAAGGTATTCGGTTACAGTAAGTAATGGGAGCAGTTCACTCTCGACTTTACGAAATATTTTTATAGGTGCTTATTTAACAACAAACAATCTATTTTCAATATCTTAAGGAGGAATTACAAATGAGAAAAGCAGTAGATTTAATAGAAAGACTTAACGGAAACGAAGTTGCATTATATCTTGATGAAAACGGTCTTATGCACGCAACGAAGAGAAAAGAGAACGCAGAAAGATACGCAGTCGGCAAAATACTTATAACAGACGAGTGCGAAGCAAAAGGCGGTATGCCCTGTATCAACGGTATTGCGGTTGAGGTTTGGGGTGCAGGAAAGGGATATGTATATCTCTCGAACTATAAAAAATCAAAGGACACAAGATATATCGTTGCCGACGGTACATATCACGTTGACGGTTCTGTGAGAATAGACAGAAAGAAACTGCCCAGAGCCGTTCATGCGGCATACAAAAAGGCGAACGAGTTCTATCTTGAATTAGCAAAATGAAATAGGGGAGAGTAAATCTCCCCTTTCTTATAGGGAGGAACGCCATGACATGGGAGATATTAGCAGGTCTTTTTTGCTGATAGGCGGCATTATTTCAATCGTTACACCGATTGTAAAGCTGACGAAATCAATAACGGAATTGACGGTTAAGGTTGATGAGTTTGCACATCAGATGGACAACCAAGCAAACAGAAGCAAAGAAGCGCACAAAAGGCTTTGGGAACACAATGAGGAACAGGACGATAAGTTACAGGAACACGAGATAAGAATAAGTAATCTGGAAAGCAAAGAATAAGATGTATAGCATGTTATAAAAATAAATAGATGAATTATGAGAAGTTTAGAAAAAATAAGAAAAAATGAGTAAATGCAAATGGTTAATGGTTTTTAATTTGTAAAAATGTATTTTTATTCAGTAAATGCTTTTTTTAAAACGAACTTAAATGAACTTAAATGAGTTTAAAGTTTACTATAAATTTAATAAATTATTATAAATTTATATCCTAACCTTGTTAAGACGTGTTTAAATAAACAATAAGAAAAAAGCAAAAATCCTTAAAAACGGCATTTGCACAAAAAATAAGATTATTATAAATTAATTTTAGAAAACATCTTGACTTTTGAAACGCAAAAAGATATTATATTTATGGGTTTCAAAAGTGAGGTGATAACATGCCCGAGAAAAAAATGGGTAGACCTACTGATAATCCTAAGACGACACAATTTAGTATTCGATTTGATGAAGATACATTACGGATATTAGATGAATTTTGTGCAAAAGAAAAAATTACAAGACCTCAAGGAGTTAGGATAGCAGTAAGAAAACTCGAAGAAAAATAAAAAAGAGAATATCGGCTGTACTTTGGCGAGCGCACCGAAATTCTCTTTACCCGAAAGATTTCTCTCTCGTAAATATTATAGCATGCGAGAGGGACTTCTTTCAATACTCAAAATTTGAAAGGAGTTTTTTATATGTCTTATTTAATGAGTTTTGATACTCAAACATCTGTTGAGGATGCAAGTGTTGCGGTTGATAAAGCTAAAATGCTTATACAGGGACTTATAGAGAATAAATTAGAACCCTGTAACGGAAAAGTTTTTAATTACTGCAAAAGCGATATTATTATGTATACAGATATTGTATACGATTATATATGTGATGTTGCGGATATACTAGATGATTTAAAAAGCAACAGTTCATTTTTACATGAGGAGGTTGAGTAAGTATGAACGAATTAATTAAAATCAGTTATGACAGTGATAGACCAACTGTAAGCGGAAGAGATTTACATAACTTTTTGGAAGTTAAGACATCATATAAAGATTGGTTTCCGAGAATGTGTGATTATGGTTTCAAAGAAGGATTAGACTTTTGCTCATTTTTGAGCGAAAGCACAGGAGGTAGACCAGCAACAGATCACCAGCTTACCATTGATATGGCAAAAGAACTCTGTATGATACAGCGTACAGAAAAAGGAAAGCAGGCTAGGCAATATTTCATACAACTTGAGAAAGATTGGAACAGCCCCGAAAAGGTGATGGCTAGAGCCTTACAGATTGCAAACAGAGAAATCAAAAAGCTTTCCATTAGAAACTCAGAATTAACAGTGGATAACCAGATTATGAAGCCAAAGGCAGACTATTTCGACGAACTTGTGGATAGAAATCTTTTAACCAGCTTCAGAGAAACTGCCAAACAGTTTGAAATAGGAGAAAAGAAGTTCATTAATTTCCTTTTAGATAAAAAGTACATATACAGAGATAAGAAAGGAAAGCTCATGCCTTATGCCGATAAAAATAACGGCTTGTTTGAGATAAAGGAAACTTTTAACGAGAAAACACAGTGGAGCGGAACACAGACGCTTATAACTCCAAAAGGCAGAGAAACATTTAGATTATTATTTTTAAAAGCTATGGCATAAAGCATACAGCACCCTAAACGGGTGCTTTTTTAATTAAAAGGAGGTTTTAATATGTTAGAAGCATTAACAAAGCTCATAAGGGTAAAAACTATCGTAACACTGGCATTAACGGCTGTGTTTGCCTTCCTCTGCTGCACAGGCAAGATAGAAGCGAGAGAGTTTATAACAGTGTTTACGGTTGTAATATCGTTTTACTTCGGAACGCAGCATGAAAAAGTGTCGGGTGATGGCAAATGACTTGCAGAGATATAAATGAACTTACACCGTTGGCACAGAGGGCGTGCAGGCTGTTTATGGAGACTTGCAGAAAAAACGGTCTTGATATATTTATCACAGAAACATACCGCTCGCAGAAACGCCAGAACGAACTATGGGAGCAGGGCAGAAGTAAGCCCGGCAAGATTGTAACATGGACAATGCACAGCCGTCATACAGACCGTAGAGCGTGGGATATAGCCTGCAACGGTAATAATCTATATGACAGAGCCACATTAAAAAAAGCGGGCGCAATAGCCGAAAACTTAAGTATAACATGGGGCGGTACATGGACTACCCCCGATATGCCCCACTTTGAAATAACGGACAACTGGAAAGCACCAAAGGAGGAAGAAGAAATGACACAGGAACAGTTTAATAAATTTATGGACAATTGGCTTGCGGAAAGAAGAAACCTCCCCGTAAGCGATTGGGCGAAGGAAGAATTGGAACAAGCCAAAGCGGAAGGCATAACAGACGGAACAGCTCCGCAGGCGTTTGCCACTAGGGAACAGGTGGCTGCAATGATTTTGAGGAGTAGAGATAAGTAAAGAGGTGAAATAACAATGGGATATTCGCTTACCAACACAACAAAAAAGAAATCGGGCGGTTCATCGGGTTCGTCAAGTACCAAAGGTTCTAAGGGAGGAATGACCGTAACCGTTACGAAAAGCGATAGAGAATCAAAAAACAATGGAGGCTCTTCGAGTTCGTCATCTTCCGGAAGTTCGGGAAGCGGCGGAATAAAGTATGACCCCAATAAAGACTATGCGGCGGAAATACAGAAAGCCGTACAGAGCGGTGCAAGTCAAGATTATATAAACAGTCTTAACGCCCAAAGGGACGCTAAAATAAAGGGTGAAAAGCTGTCATACAGCAGTTTGACGGACGATGATATAGCCAATTACAGAAAAGGCGGAAGTTTGGGGGGAAGAAAAACCTATGACAGTGCGGGCGTTATGGGGGGAATGGATAACGGTACATATAATATTGCAAACCCATATAAGAAAAACTATTCAAACTTTAATGCCGATGTTGATTTTGACGGAAAAATAGCTGCCGCAAAAGCTTCGGGCGCAAGTCAGGAAACAATAAACGGTCTTTTGCAGCAGAAGGAATACAGCGAAAAGGTACGAAACGGAGAAATCGTGCCGATGGGATATGGTGAAGGTATGGGACATACCAACCGAGAACATGGGTTTACGTTTGATTTAGGCAACGGAAAGAAACAAACCGTATTCGGCAATGCGACAAATTATAGAGACGCGGCTAAGCTGGCAGGCATAGACCTTGATAACGGTGCAAAACTTTTAGGTTCTCTCGGTTACGGTACTGCTTCGTCGGCTTATGCCAAACCCGGTTACGGTTGGGGTAATGTTGCCGGACCCGATGATTTTACAACGAACCTGTATGTTGATGATAAACAGACAGGCAATTGGTACGATCAGAACAATATGCAGTTACAATTCCTAAGCGGTCGAGACGGCATGGATTATAAAAATCCGTACGCAGGATATGCTTATGAGGGTAACGGCATGACGAACGCCTATGACAAAGGCACACAGTTTGCGGGGCAGGGCGGCATAATGGGCGATTACGGCGTTGAAGGTCCTAATATGGACGATATATATGCAAACTACGGCACAACGAACAGCGGTTATGTGGGACTTACAAAAGATGACATCGAATCGCAGATGAACGACGCCTACGAGGGATATATGGACGCCGTAAACGAAAGAAACGACGCTCTTGCCGCCGCTTATGCTTCACAGATAGAACAGTTAAAACAGGCGGCTGAAGAAGAACAGAGAGCCAACTATATCAATTATAAATTGGCCGGACTGAATATGCCTGCTCAAATGCAGGCGGCGGGAATTAACGGCGGTATAGCCGAAAGTACCCTCGCAGGACTGGAAAGCGATTACATGAAGAACTATAACAGTACGGCAGGAACGCTTACAAATGCTATCAATCAGCTCAATATCGCACAGAATAACGCCATAGCGGAGGGAAATATGGAAGCGGCTAATATGTACGCCCAAATGCAGCAGAACTCGCTTTCATTGCAAATGCAGGCGGCACAGGCAGAAAACGCCTATAATCAATGGGTACAGGAAATGGCGTTTGCAAGAAATCAGTGGGAAACGGAACAGGCTAGGTATAACGCAGAACTGGAATATGAGCGTATGATGTCGGCACAGGCGGCGCAGGCGGAAGAAATGGAAAAACTCATCAAGTACGCACAGACCGCAGGAGACTGGGATTTATACGGCAGTCTTACGGGGACAGATACAAGCTATATGAAACAGTTGTCGCAGGCTGAACTTAATAAACTGCTTTTAGGCAATGCAAAATTAGGCAGAAGCGGTTCTGGTAGAAGCAGCGGCAGCGGAACGCCTGTTTTCGACGACGGAGGCACAAAAAAACCTACAACTCTTAAAATAGATTTTAAACCGGGACCTATATTTGACTTGCTTTAAAACTTGGAGGTAATTTAAAATGGCATATTATGTTACTATAGGAAAAAAAGATGACGAAGACAGAAAAAAGAAATTACAAGCGGCACAGAACACTTTTATAAAACAGTCGTATAATAAAGCAACATCTCCAAGCAAAGGCGTATCTTCGGGTACGCCTTCTTCTTTGCCCAGAGCAATTGATAACCTGCCGAAAGTGAATGCTTCACAGAAAGCGGAAAGCTACGGACCGAAACAATGGAATAAAAACTCAAATATAACAACGCTTCCAAAGGCTGTGCAGCCTTTGCCCAGACCTGTAAATAACAGGCTTACATCTGCGCTGGAACGTGCCAGTAAAGCAAGCGACCTTATTCCGACAAAGGCACAAAGATACCGAAGCGACAATTTTTTAAAAGGCGTTGGAATGTCTTTTGCCGCAACAGTGCCGACATTGGTGGGTGTAACAAAGCAGTCCCTTTCGGACTGGCATAATAAAATAAAAGAGGAAGGGTTGCAGTCTTCTCTATCGGAAATGGGCAGAAACATGGATAATCCCGATTGGACATACGGAAACCCCGTAAGTACTGAGTCTATAGGTTACAAAAGGTATCAGAAAGCCAATGAGTATTTTGAAAAAGCGCAGGAAGGACTTACACCTTCACAGCAAAAGGCTATGGGACTTGCGGCTTCAATAGCTCAAAATGCTGTTACTCTTCCGACGGCATTTATAAATCCGTCAGCGCCATTGGTTATTATGGGGGCAAACTCGGCGGCAAACAAAGCAAATGAACTTACATCTCAGGGCAAAACGGCTACGGAAGCCCTCGGACGTGGTTTGTTATCGGGAGCAATTGAAGCGGCAACGGAAAAACTTCCCCTAGACGATTTATTAACCATTGCAAAAACAGGCGGAAAGTCAGTTGTAAAAAATGTATTGAAACAAATGGGAACGGAAGGAGCGGAGGAACTGGCTTCATATATTATGAACTATGCCGCAGACGTTTCTTCTAATGATAAAAATGCAAAGTTTTCAGCAAGAGAAGCTCTTGACAGCTTTTTAGGCGGAGCAGTCTCAGGCGGTATAACGGGTGGCGTAGCAACAGCATTCGGCAAGAGTTCAGCTGAATATCTGAAAAATTATAATGATGAACTTGTAAAAAAGAGTGAGCAGTCAGAATACATGAAACAGATTTATGATGTGATGATGGGGAAAATAGGAGATATTGATACTATAAAGCTCGGTAGAACTCCCGGAATATTGCAAAAATACGGAGCTAAAGACATGCAAATGACAATGAAGCCGAGTTCTGTGAGAAAAATTGCGTATCCAACAAATTATTTAGGACTTAAACAGGGACACAATTTAGGTTTTTATGCGTTGGAACAGCTGCCTAATCAATTATCTAATCCAATAGCTATAGCCAAGTCAAAAATACCTAATAGCTTTATAATTTTTACTGAGTTTTTAGACAGTGAAAATTTACCGGTTATTGCAGCAATACATCTAGATAAAAAAGGAAATATAGGAATAAGTAATGAAGTTGCCAGTGTTTATGGAAAAAGAGAATTTAATAATCTTGTAGACTATTTAAGAAATTCAAATATGATACTATATGAGGATAAAAATAGAGGGTTGGATTCACTTCCCGCCGACGGACTCCAATTGTCCGCAGTGGAAGCTACTTCCGACCCTATATTTAGTATATACCAAAATGCTGATAATATCAATATTAAGAATAAAAAAATAAGCGATAGAACTAATGCCAATGTGGCGGATTCAATGACCCGCTCAACAGACTATATAAATAGTCCCCCCCGGCGAACACGTCCAAGACGTTAATTCTATCACTAATAATATTATACCCCAAACTTCCGAAAATATCAACAATTCAGCGCCGAAAGAATTGGGAGAAAGGCAGACAATGCCGTCTGTAAAAACATTAAATCCTGCACAGATTGCTAAAATAAGCGAGGATGACATGAATACAACGCCGCCGATAAACAGAGTCAATCAACAGTATAAAGGTAATACGGAAAGCAGATTTAAGAAAAGTATGCAGAGCCAGACGGTTTACTCGGATGAGTTTAAGAAGAGAGCTGCCGAAAATGTAAATATAAATACATACGATTCGATGAGCAATAAAGAGGCTTTTTCAATGGCACAGGCAAGGCTTGATGAAAACGGCGCAATGGAGACAGAACGTTGGAAAAATATGAATCCGTATGAGGCAACAACCGTAGACAGAGCAGAGGGTATGATTTTAGCCAAACGTTATGAGCAAGAAGGAAACTATGAGGGAATGATAACTGTTGTCGAACAGTTAAGAAAAATGGCGACAGCCGCCGGACAATCAACGCAAATATTCTCCGCTCTTCAAAGAATGACTCCCGATGGCATGGCATATTATGCCCAAAAATCCTTAGACAATGCAAGAGAAGAAATGGTTAAAGGCAAGACTCAAAAGTGGATAGACGAAAATGAAAGCCGTTTTCATCTCACGCCGGAAGAAACCGCATTTATACATGAAAATATGGCTAAGATAGGAAAGGCTTCTTCACAAAGAGAAAAAGATATATTACTGGCTGAAATACAAAGTATGATTTCGGAAAAGCTGCCGTCGACTACAGGGGAAAAAATGAGAACCCTCGCCAGAATATCAATGCTGTTCAACGCAAAAACACAGATTAGAAACGTATTGGGAAATGTTGTTGTAATGCCGAGAGCTTTGTTAAGCGATGCAATAGGAAGCGGAATAGATAAAGCCGTAAGCGGTAAAACGGGTATGAGGACAACCGGTACTTTTAAAGCTTCATCATTAAAAGGAGTACCTCACGGTATTTCGGAGGCATTTTATGATTACAGGCACGGAATAAATACAAGGAATGTTCAAAACGATAGATTTGATCTAGGCACAACCAGCGCCTTTAAAGGAAAAAATATATTAAGCAAGGGCGTGAAAAAGATAGACGATCTTACATCGTTTATGCTTGATGCAGGTGATAGAGGTTTTTATGAAATGTGGTATAAAAATTCGCTGGCAAACCAAATGGCTCTTAATAATGTAAGCGAGCCTACGCAGGCAATGGAAGATTTGGCGGCTGTTGAGGCGGCTCAGAGAACGTGGCAGGACGACAACGGATATACACATCTTGTATCTGATGTAAAAAGGGGATTGAACAGACTTAATTTTAAAGGCTATGGACTCGGCGATATAGTTATGCCTTTCGTAAAAACTCCTGCCAATCTGGTGAAGGCTGTAGTTGATTATTCCCCTGTAGGCGTTGTAAAGGCGCTTATGAAAGACAGTAGAAACCTTAATTTGGCAATAAACACAGGAAAAGGAGTGGCTGCCGCACAGAGAGCATATGTAAATGACTTGTCGAAAGGAATTACCGGAACACTGCTTTTGATATTTTATGGATTTTTAGCTGACAAAGGCATTATTAAGGGAGACGCTTCGGAGGATAAAGACGTAAGAAACTTTGAGCGCAATATACTCGGTATGCTTCCGTATTCCGTTAAAATAGGCGATAAAACATATTCATATGAATGGGCGCAGCCTGTAGGGGGAACTGCCGCAGTTGCGGCAAACGCCGTTGAAGGTTATAAAACGAGCAGACAGCAGGGAGGAACAGGTTTAGCCAGTGTAACCAATGCGTTGTATAGCGGAGTAAGAGCGATGGGAACAACTCTTTTCAACTTATCTTTTCTGGAGGGACTTAAGAATTTCTTTAACAGTGGAGATCCTATAAAAGGTATTACAGAAAGTGTTGGAGCCGAACTATCAAAGTTTTTACCGACAGCACTCGGACAAGTTGCACAGACTATGGATGAGTATAACAGAACAACTTATGTTTACGGAAATCCGCTGAGAACAAATATTAATAAGGCACTTTTAAAAATGCCTGGAGCAAGAGAAACTCTGCCGGCAGCAGTAGACGTTCTCGGAAGAAAGGTAAAGGGGCATAACTCTGTTGCCGATGCATTTATTAACCCCGTAAACTATGGGGAAGAAAACACATTGCCAACAGCCGATGAAATTTATAGCTTATATAAGGAAACCGGTAATAAATCCGTTATACCTCCTACAGCGCCGTACACAGTTACATACAAAGGAAATACAGTAACGCTTTCACCTGAGCAGACGGCTCAATATCAGACTGTAACCGGAACGATAATAAATAAAAGCGTCGAAAACTTAACTAAAAACTCTGATTATCAACATATGAGAGCCGATGAAAAAGTAGAAGTGCTGAATAATATATACGCTTATGCGCAGGAAAAGGCAAAGGATGGTGTGATAAGCATATACGAACTTTCAAATACGAGCAAAGAGGCTGATGAGGCGGCGGAACACGGACTAAGCGAAGCGGATTACTTTTTCTATAAGTACTATCTTAATCGCAAAGATGAAGACAAAAAGAAGATGAGTAATGAGCAAAAACGAGATAAACTTAAAAATAATAAGTATCTAACAGTTCGAGAGAAGGAACTTTTGGACGACTTATTGATAGATGACGGAATTTATATGCCAAAGGAAAAGAATGTTGATTACGGTAATCACGAAAGCTTTAAAATTACTCAGATGTCAGACTCGGCTCAAGAAAAATGGACGATATTTAAAAATGCAGGTATGAGTGCGGATGAATATTCAAAAGTATACCCTATAGCAGCAGGAAACGGAAAAAAAGCCGATAAAATAGCTAAATTGCAATCTATGGGATATTCGTATAACGATGCTGTATGGATATATAAGCAGGCAACGAAGAAGAAAAAATAA